AGAGACTTTATCGTCGTTGCCTCGACCGTCTTGTTAGCGGTTGGGAGCGGCAGGAAACCACAAGAAAACACCGAAATATGAAAGACACCGAAATCAAAAACGCCGTGATCGAATCGGCAGAAATCACCATGGCAGAGCGCGGCATCTTGGATTGCTGGCTGCATCTCGACTTCGGAGGAATGGGGCAAGGCTTTGGAGGCTACGCGCTGTATCTGCCAAAATCGTTCAGCCATCACCAAGTCTTGAGCGTGGCTGGACATCACATCTTCCGCATCTTGGAAATCGCTGGTGTGGAAAAGTGGTCGCAACTGAAAGGACGCACCATCCGAGTGGAAGGATCGTGGTCGGAAATCAAGCGCATCGGCCACATCGTGAAAGATGACTGGTATTGCCCCAGCGAGGATTTCAAGGCGGCTCTGGATTCTTCCGCTAACCAATAGCTCACCGACGCGAAGCGTTCGGTGCAGCGCAAGTTCTACGCCGCATACAACGACGCCAGCGAATCAAACCGCTTTTTGAGCGGTGATTTGCCCTTGCTGCTGTAATTCCCCGGTTTGTCGATACCAGACAGGCCATGACGTTCACGGCAAAGCTCGATCAGAACTGCCGCACTGTCAAAGTGGTCGGGGCTGCGTCCAATGCGCTGCTTCATCTCGACCTTGGATTCCACCTTGATGCGTGAGCCGCCGTCCTGCGCCTTGTTCTCCTTGTAGCGGCGTGAAGTCATGTCGTCCGCCATTTCCTTCGTGATGTTGCGAAGCTGGTCGCAGCGAATCAGTTCTTTGCCCACTCCCCAAAGTTCTGCCACTTTATTGCCATATCGGACGCTGGATTTCTCCCTGTCGGCAGAAGATACGGGTCGGTCGGATGCTTTGCCGCCAAAGTCCACGCGGAGAAAGCGGTTGCTCCATTTTGACCAGATGGCGTCAGCAAAGGTTTTGCCGCCGCCCGCACTGGCATCAATAGCCATGTTCTCGATGGCAATTCCTTCCTTCGTGCAAATCTCGCGCAACTTTTCAATAATCTGCGTGGTTCTGTCCACGTCCTTGCGCCCCATGTCTTCATTGAGTTCGTAGTGTTTCTCAAATTTGAGACGCTTTTTACCATCGGTGCAGACGCCAATGCTGCCAACGGTGAGCACGGATTTGTCTCCACCTGCTGTGTGGGAAATATCGAAGCCAGCAACCTTCGTTGGAATCCCCTGCCACACGCAGTCATTCGGGATGCGCAGAAGCTCGCCGGGTGAGTAGATTGTCTCGTCGTCAGCATCCAGCATGAACGAACCAAGGACGCCTCGCCAGTATGAGCGTGTGTTCGGCCCCAGCTTTTCCCGCTTCTCGGCAAGCATCTCCTGAGTCATTAGGAACGGGTAAATAACCTTTCCCTCGGTAATGTTGGGCGAAGTCTCGATGTTGATTCGCCTCACATGCGCTCCTTTACCTTCCCATTCGTCCCAAGACGGGTCGTATCTATCCCAACCATCCCAAGGCTCGCAAAGACGGCCAAACGTGTCAAAAGGCGAATTGGCGTTGGCTAGGGCGATAAGCTGGACATTCGGGTTCTGCGTGATGTTTTCCTCGAATGTGTTAACGATGCTCCATGAGAGTTCGGCGCACTCATCAAGGATCACGATCAGCTTACCACCGGCACCGTGTTTCAAGCCTCGAATGGCTGTCGCGGATTCTGCTGCCTTGGCGGGTTCACCTGCAAACAGTCGGATTCCGTATTCCTCCATGACAACCTGCGTGTTAGGATCAACCGCCTTGATGGAGTAGGATGAGCCAACCAGCTTGCCTGGAGGTGGCGCTACCATGCCGTTGAAATAACGCACGATACGACCCCAGATACGGCCCATAGCTGCTGCCTTCGTGGTAGTGTTCACAAGAACAACATTCTTGAACGGCTTTGCCAGCCACCAGACGAGGGCATAGACGGCGAAAACGTCAGTCTTGCCGCCTGAGCCACCCGATGTGATCGCCAGACGCTTGTGCTTGAATGCGTCCCGAATCATGGTTAGCGCCCAAGGATGCCACAGGAACTTGGTTTGCGATCCTTGGAAGTTCCACAGGATGTCAACCGCGTTGCAGAAATGCCGCCACGCAGGAAAGCCCTTGGCATTCACGCTGCCGTCCCGATGTCGGAGCGAGCCTGACCTGACTTGCATCAAGATAAGCTCAATCTCCAACTGGTTTTTGGCCCTGAACTTCTCCCGCATCCCGTAGGTGTTCAGCGGCCCCTTTGTCAGTTTGGCGACAACGGGTTTCTGTGGGGCTTTGGTCATGGCAGGAGATTACGCTCCCTGAGCCTGCATGGCAAACCAACGATTCATCGCATCTTCCGGCGTGTATCCACGTTGCTCCTTGGTGCGATCCTCGATGTCCTTGGCAGGCTGAGTCGTCTGGCTAGGATTCGGCTTGGCAGCATTGCGCTTGGCAAGCTCCTCCTTGAGCGCCTTGATTTCAGACTGTGCTTTGTGATACAAGTCATTGAGCTTCATCACCATAGGAGCAGTCTTGGCGGCAAGAGCGCGATTGGCTGGCGTGTCCTCAAACTTAGCGTTTTTCAGAGTTTCTGCCAGTTCAGGATCGTCCTTCAGGATGGCGAACTTCTCGCCAAGCTGTTTGTCCACAGCCTCGTAGGCTGCTTTCTCGGCAGCAAGTTGAGCCTCAGACTTCTTCTTGGACTCAGTTTCTTCAATGTAGCGAAGCTCCTGCTTGGCCTTTTCCGCGTTGTCGATCATCTGCTGAGCTTTGTCAGAAAGCTCACGATGCGTCTTGGCATAAGAGGCAAGCTCGGCTGCGTCCATCGGATTCCAGTCGGACGTAAGCTCACGCAGCTTACGGCGAAGCTCCACAGGGTCTTCCGTCTTCAACGCTTCCTTGACGGTGTCAGGTGACAGTTCGTAGGACTTGGCAAGCTCTTCGACGGCAGCACCAATCTTCTCGGCAGGAGCGATGATTTCGTTATGGAACGTGCGCGAGTTCATTACGTCATGGACGGCGCGGAACTTCTCGTTCTCGGCATCGCGTTCTTCCAGTTCCTTGATGCGCTTCTCGTATTGAGAGATGTCCTTGCCCTCAAACTCAGCAAGACGCTTCTTGGACTCCTCGATTTCAAGCAACTTAGCCTGAAGCTCTTGGTCTTTGGCGGGAAGCTGCTTGTCCTTGAGTTCACCAAGCTCGGTGCGGAGTTTGCTCAACTCCTCCTTCATGCCCTTCCAAGTGTTGATTGCCTCTGGGGTGGCGTGCTTCTTGGACGGGAAATCGTCGGGAATCTCGTTGGATTCAGCCGCTTTCTCCTCGGTTTTGGCTTCTGGCGCTGCTTCCTCGGTGGATTTCTGCGCAACTTCCTCCGTTTTCACGGGTTCAGCCACGGCTGCCTGTTTGGCGGCGTTTTCCTGTGCGGTAAAACGCTCCATCATTGGCCCGATGTCGAAATCTCCGACTCCGGGCGTGGCTTGTTCCTGTGATGGCTGCGGTACTGCTGGCGATGCTTCGGTATTCATGGGTTATTGGCGTGGTTCAAAGTATTGTTCGTCGTATTGCTGGAATGGCTCTGGAATCGACCCGTTGGTTTCGGGTTGAACTTCCGACAGCCATTTCAACATTCTCCAGACGCGCCGTTCTCCAGCCTGCATCTTGTGCATGGAGGATATGATTTGGTCTGCGTGAACGGGGTTCTCCCGATAGACACGCTGGATCACCAGATCATTCGGCTCCGTGTGCTCTTTGACGATTTCCATTGCCCGTGCGAACACGGTGGATTGCATGATATGGGCGAGTTCGGGTGCAAGACCCTCTTCACGCCACCTTTGTATGAGTGTTTTCTTAGCCATGAGTGATTAGACAGCCCGCTGCAACTGAGCAGACGCGGCCTTGCGAGACATATCCGCAGCAAATTCCTGCTGCTTGAGGGCCATCTTCTGAGCCGCCTCAACCTGTCTCTGCTGCATTTTCATGCGGAACTCTTCTTCCCGCTGATCCATCTTGACGCGCCATTCGGCGAGCATCTTTTCGATGTCAGACGGGCCTTGTGCCTGCGGTGCTGGCTGGCCTTGCGCCATTGCGGCCTGTTCAGCCTCCTGAGCCTGCTGTTTTTGCAGGTGACGGGTGCCGTTCGTGATGATTTCGTTGAACTGCTGAAGCTGCTGACGGAACATCGGGGCTTCGTTGCCCGTGTATTGCTCAAGCGTTTGAGCGGCGTGATCGAAGATGTTCGCCATCGGAGGCACAATCTCCTGATACAGCGCAGGATTCTGACCAGCGGCGTCAAACTGCTGGTAGTATTCGTTGAGCTTGGAGATATGAACCTGAAGGTGAACCGTCTTGTTCTCGTTCGGCAGGATCATCTGCTGGAAGCCCTGAGCGAGTGCTACGTTCTGAGAATCCGCAATAGCAGCATCAATCGGAGGACGCTGATCCGAGCCGGGAGGAGTTGTAAGCTGATTGGCAATATCCCATCCAGCCACAGAAGCCGTCTGAAGGCGCACAAGCTGCTGCTTGCCGTAGTCATCGTAGTAGGGGTAGAGCGCCATCAGCGACTCGTAGCTCAAACGACGTGCGGCAGGAGAGCCGGAACCAATCGTGCGGCTTGCGCGGGTATAGCGAAGGTCAAGCTGCTCCAGCGCGGCCATAGGAATACCGTCCTCAAGGCAGCGTTCCTTGAACTCCCACACATACTGCCCACCGGGATCGCTACGCTGATAGCCCGGACGCATCATGCGGCGAACGACCTGATTGCACAGACGGTCAAACTGCTGCATGAACATGTTGATTTCGGTGACAGAAAGCTGGGCGTTCAAGTCCAAGCGGGCCATCGCCTCAAACTTGGAAATCTCGCGCCCCGTATCCAGCGTCTTTGTGCTGGTGTATTGACCGATGTTCGTCGCCACCGTCTGCTGAAGCATCTCGATAGCAGGAGCAATAGACGCCGTGATATTCGGCGGTTGCTGCTGAATGAAGTTGGCACCGGGAGTGACAAGGAAGCCGAAACCGTAGGGAACGATGCGGAAATTCTCGACAGCCTCCTCGCTTTCCACCTGCCAAGTCGGGCCAGCCGAGAACGCGGTATCCACAGCGCGATTGCGAAGGCGCATCAACTGGTTGAAGGCGTTGAACATGTCGCTGCCAAGTCCACGAACGCCGTGATAGGTGGCATTTGTGCCGATGCCACGGGTGAAGAAGATGAATGCCTCCTGAGCGGATGAGAAGACTCCCTGACGATAGAAGATGAAGTCCTCCGGCTCGCCATTCGTTGTAGAAAGCGCGGATTCCGTGAAGATCATCAGGCTGATTTGGCCGTCGTTTTCACGCACCCACATGTAAATCAGGGGAATCGTTGGGCCAGTTTCGCCAAGAACGAGGTCATTGTTCTTCCAACGCTGCTCCCACTCCATCCAATTGAAGGGGTCAATCAACTGCGGGGTGGCGTTCATCATTGCCCGCTTGAGCATTTCGATGTTCCAGCCCTCCTCGGCAGCGTATTGACCGAGCTTGATGTAGCGCATCAGTTGGTCTGGCTGCTCCAGCTTTTTCATTGCCGCATACTGAATCGAGTCCTCACAAGTGCGGGTTTGACGCGGGATTTTCAGGTAGGAAAGACTCGTAACATCCCACTGCCAGTTCTGAGGGTCGGGGAAATAGGCAATTCCAACGCCATGCAGTGTGCGATAGTGCGGAATGTAGGCGTAACGGAAAAAGAACTCAGGCCACTGGCGAATCGTCCTGCTCAGGTGCAGGCTGATACGCTGGGAAAGATTCTGGCGCTCGGAAGGCTCGCCATACTTGGTCTGCACGTCAATCAGCGCCTCGGAACCCGTAATCAAGTCCATGAACGCGGCAATCGAGGTGTCCAAGAAAGCCTTGGCGTCGCCCGGATTGAAGTTGGACATGTGGCCCAAGCCTTGTTTTTGCAGCATTACGGGGTCGTAAGGCTCTTTGCCGTCAACCATCGCCTGAACCTTTGCCATCTGCTGATTGCTGGCAATATCAGCCTGCTGCATCCGAAACCAGAGAGAGCGAGCGCCAGCCACATCGGCAATACGGCGTTCAAGAGGTTTGCCCTCCGTGTCAACGACAGGTGGCGCGTAATTATTGAGGGCAGTTGCTAGTTCCATAATTAGGCGATTCTCCCATCCTTCGTTTGATAATCAAGGGGTTTCATGCCAGCTTCACCCATCCAGCTTTATTGGAAAGAACTAGGCCGTTCACAGGATTGTCGATTTCCGCTTTCAACTGATCCAACTCAAGTTTGAGTAGTTTCGCCAGTTCCTTGATTCTCATAGGTTTGTCAGCCACCAGCTTGCCAACTTGCGTGCCGATAAAAGTCTTGTGCTTAGGAAGTCCGTCGCTCGACTGATCCCCGGCGACGGGCGAGGCACATGAATCCGCAGCACTTGCCCCTGCTACGGCACCGTCAGTCGTCGGTGATACAATGGGGTCTGCCGCTGAGAGCAGCAGATTCGGCAGCGAGTCGTCTTTACAACCATGAACGACCACCGCTGAAGAGGAAACTGGAGCCTTGTGAGATTCGTTTGGCCCGACACCCGGCATGTCATCGCAGACGATTTGCTTTTCTTCCTTGCGGAAATTGCAGGTGCGCCAAAGGTGCTGAATCAGGTTTGTGGAGTGAGAATGCGGGATCACTTCATGCCGGATAGCCACGTCAAATGGCTCCAAGGGCATACCCGTGAACGCAGCTACACGGTCAATGTGCTGAATCTTAGGCGAGTAGGCGGCGTAATTCGGCGGGTAAATACCCGTGCCAACCATGTGAGGTTCACCAAGAATAGGAACTCGACCTTGCGGAGTATCCTGAAATCCGCGTGTTGGCACAACGCAACCCATGTAGGGTTTGTTCGCAGAAACGTATTCGTCGTGCAGGCGGTCAAGCCAGCCTGAGCACAGCGGCGTGTTATCAAGCTCGAAGAAGTAGAACGCTTCCCGAATGCCAAGGGCGTTAATGGCTTGAGCAGCCAGCTTGAAGTGCTTGTTGGAAGCCAGCGGCCAGCCCGTGATGCCGTTCAGATTGACACGAAGAAGCTCTGCTCGGCTGAACAGCGGAGACAGCTTTTCAAGCGCCTCCTTGGCGGGTTGCTGCACGGTAATATCCGGCACAATCGCCAGAACGTGACGCGGGTAAGGCCCGAACTTCTTTATTAGGTCAACTCGCTTGGCGAGCAAATGAACATCAGACTGCGATACAGGAATTGCTAGGAGCATGGTAGTGCTCTCGTAGCATGTTCCGTAAGGTTGGCAACCGGAATTTTATGCTAAATCACAGAATAGCGTGCTGGTTATATCCAGCATTTCGCAAAGCTCTGCGTGCCACGTCTAGCTGCGGAAGCCTGACTTTCTTTTCAAACCACTGCGGATTGAGGGAAACCGTGAACTCGACAATGGCTTTTGAGGCCGTCTCGTCATCCCATCCAGTGAGCTTTTTGACTTTGCGCACGGCAAACTCAAAATAGCCCTCGTTCACCATGACGTTGCCGCATTGATAATGCCATCCGATGATGCCATTGCCGCAAATAGGAACTTCGTTAACCAGATAACTTCGCCAAGTTTTGACCTGAGAATCAA